CAATTCCGGCAAAACGCCGCGAGGCCGCAGAAGCCTAGCCTCTGAAGCCTGAAAGATGATAGTAGACGGGGTGGTCAGGCGGGGCCGAAGCCCCGCCTTGTTTTGGTTAGGCAGCTATTTTGGTTTGATGCCCCTCGCGCTTGCGCGCATAGGCGATTGTGCGTTCTAGCCATTCGTTCGGGTGCAACTCGATTTTTGTTTTGGTTTGTGCCTCTAGCAGCAACGAACCCAAAAAAACAACTTGGGGATAATTACCCATATCAATGTCGTTAAATGCGTTGTAGAAAATTGCCAGATCGCGGGCTTGGGCTTTTGAAATAGTCATAGATATATCCTTTATAAATAGGGGAGCCTTGCGGCTCCCCATTAGGTTAGGCGGCGATTGCCATTTCTTCTTCTTGGGCTGTTAGATATTCAGCGGCGCGCTTGGCTTGGCTTGAAGCCGTGAAGATTGCGCGCTTGTCTTCTTTCAAAACTTTAAGCCACGAGGCGACATAGTCCGCGTGCTGCAACCCTTCGAGGGGGATGCCGGTTGATGCACAAACAAACGCTGAACCGATCTCAGCGATCAATTCCTCGAATGCGTAGGCTTCATCACCAAATCGCTTGCCAAACGTCCGGGCAAGGCGCGTCTCGTGCCCTGTCCAATGCACCAATTCATGGGCAAGGGTGCTTGCGTAATGGTCAGGGCTTTTAAATGCGTCCGCGCTTGGCATCCCGATTGCGTCTGCCATGGGCGAAAAGAAAGCCTTGTCCCCGCCATGATTAACCTTGACGTTGTGCCGCGCCGCGATTTCATTAATAGGGCTGTCACCGGCAATCGCAGGGGTGAACGTCTTTAGCTTGGCTGTATCAATCCCTTCACATTGGTCTAGGTTAAAGACTGTGTAGGGCTTGGCGAACGGGATAACCTTTTCTTTGCCCGTCTCTTTGTCCTCGATCTTGGGGAATGACCAAAAGACGATCTGCGTGCCCTTTTCGCCCTTACGGACATTGCCGCCCAATTCCTGAGCCTGTTTATAGGTGAGCCAACCATTGCTGGCATAGGGCGCACAAGTTAGGACAAGGAAATTAATTCCATTGTAGGCGCGCCCTGTCACCGCATTGTGAGGGACTAAGGCTGTGCCAACACCGGAGCGCCAAGGGCGAAGCCAAGGGGCTGTGCCCGTTTCGAGGGCCGCAATGATCTTGTCGGTTACTTGTTGGTAAATGTCGATCTGCGTTTTCATGTCGTGTTTCTCCAAACAGAGCAGGGCTGAATTGCCCTTGCCCTATTGTATCTAGGCCCATCCTTTTACAATGTCAAATCCCTAGGTTTTCTGCGGCTTTGCGAGGCCATGCTTTGCCCATGCAATGCGCAATCCAAGCGCCACCTAGCAAATCAAAAAGAACGGGGGAGGGGTTCTTTGTTCCCTATATGTTCACCCCTACCCACCCCCGACCCCCCCGCGCCCATGTCGGAGTCCCAGTCTCCCTATTACATAATAATATGCACATTCTCCCACAAAGTTTTAGCGAACCGACCCCCCTCCCCCCTTACATTTAGCCACCCCTAGCCTCGCGCTTCACACAGCGAAGACCCCCCGTCGATGGTACCTTGACAATATTAAACCCCGGGATACTATATTTTTGCCCTTTCAGGGTAAGACACTGACGCACGTTACCCCCCTGAGAGGCCCCGGGTTGTCGCTAAGCCGGGGCCTCTTTACATCTACACCACCTCAAGCGTATAACGCGGCTCTGCTCCCTCAAACCGGACGCTGCACATGCCTGTGGTTAAAGTCGAACCTACTGACGAACATCCAGTCCCTTACGACCTCGATGAGGACTTGGACTTGCCCTTCATGGATGAAGTGGCCGTTGCAGCAAACACAGCAGACATTCTGGAAGAACTAGGCGCACCCTTGGAGGTCGATGAGAAGACCATCGCCAAGGAAAAAGCCCTGATTGACTCCGCGATCAAAAATAAGAACAAGGACGCGCTGAAGTCATATCCCGCTGCCATGGCAGCCTCGGCGTTCATTAAGAACTACGGACACAATCTGGCGCACGATGTGATGGAAGTGCGCGCAGCACTGACCAATAAGCTGCTGGAAATTGCCAATTGTGGTGACACTAAGTTTGAAATCCGGGCACTGGAGCTTCTGGGTAAGCACTCGGACATCGCGCTGTTTACGGAACGTAGCGAAATTACGATCAACTATAAGTCGCCCGATGCGCTGGAAGCTGCCATCAAGGAGCGAGTGAAGCGCCTACTGAATGCGCAGACCATCGACATGCCCACGACAAGCGAAGACTTGGACGATGAGCTTGGTACGTACATACCAGAGCGTCTGAAGGATGACGACGAAGACGTTGAAAACATTGGAGAAAATGAAGAGCCGGAGAGCGACGACTAATGGCTCGTGGTCGTCCAAACAGGAAACTCCTCGACGATATATCGCTGGATGACATCCCGGCTATCCTGCCTAAGCTATCGGCGCGGGAACAGGAGAAGCTGCTGGCGGAGTTGGAGAAGCTCCACGAGCTACGTGTAACGCAGTTGGCGCAGGATAAGTTCCTGCCGTTCGTAAAAGAAGTCTGGCCGACCTTTATTGCTGGGCGTCACCACGCCAAGATGGCGGATGCGTTTGAGCGCGTTGCAAACGGTACCTGCAAGCGGCTGATTATTAATATGCCGCCGCGTCATACCAAGAGCGAGTTCGCGTCATATCTGCTGCCTGCATGGTTCCTAGGCAAGTTCCCGCACAAAAAGATCATCCAGTGCTCGCACACGGCTGAACTGGCGGTAGGTTTCGGGCGTAAAGTGCGTAACTTGGTTGATACCGAGGTCTACCATAAGCTGTTTCCGGACCTAACGCTTGCATCGGACAGCAAAGCAGCCGGTAGGTGGAACACATCCAAGGGCGGGGACTACTTCGCTATCGGTATCGGGGGTGCGGTGACAGGTAAGGGCGCTGATGTGCTCATTATTGACGACCCGCACAGCGAACAAGAAGCGGCGTTGGCTGAAGTTAACCCCGATATCTACGACAAAACCTACGAATGGTACACCTCTGGGCCGCGTCAGCGTCTCCAGCCGGGGGGTGCCATCGTCATCGTGATGACCAGATGGTCTAAAAGAGACCTGACAGGGCAGATTTTGAAGGATGCAGCGTCCAACGACAGCCTTGGTGAGTGGGAAGTCATCGAATTTCCGGCGATTTTGCCCTCGAATAAGCCTCTGTGGCCTGAGTTTTGGGCTATGGAAGAGCTTGAGAAGGTCAAACGCGACGTTCCCAACTCAAAATGGATGGCGCAGTACCAGCAGAACCCCGTTTCTGAGTCTGCGGCTATCGTAAAACGCGAATGGTGGCAGGAATGGCCCAATGATACGCCGCCTGCGTGCGATTTTATCCTCCAAGCGTGGGATACGGCCTTCGAAAAGACGTCACGCGCTGACTATTCGGCATGTACCACGTGGGGAGTGTTCTACCATCCAGACTCTACAGGGATGGCGCAGGCCAATATTATCCTCCTGAACGCCTACAGGGACCGTGTTGAGTTCCCAGACCTCAAACAATGGGTCTTGGAGGACTATAAAGAGTGGGACCCGGACTCGATCATTATCGAAAAGAAGGCGTCAGGTGCGCCACTCATCTACGAACTCCGCTCCATGGGTATCCCAGTGCAGGAATTTACCCCCACTAGGGGCAACGATAAGATCAGCAGGCTCAATGCGGTGGCTGACATTTTCGCGTCCGGTAGGGTCTGGGCTCCCCCTGCCCGCTGGGCGGAAGAAGTGATTGATGAAGTCGCTGAATTTCCCGCTGGTTCTCATGATGACTATGTCGATACCGTCTCTATGGCTATGCACCGCTTCCGTCGGGGTGGGTATATTACAACAAATCTCGACGAACCAGAAGATATTGTGTACTTTAAGAGCCGTAGGCAACAGGGATATTACTAATGGCCGTAGATAAAGCTATCAATCAAGCGCCTCTCGGCCTTGACGCTACCCTCGAAGCAGGCGCAGTTCCCGGCATCAACATGGAGCCGGACCTTGAGATTGAGATCGAGGACCCCGAAGAAGTCACGCTGCGCATGGACGGGCTTGAGATTGAGCTTGAGCCGGGCGAAGAAGAGGACTCCGAGTTCAACGAGAACTTGGCCGAGCTTCTCGATCAGGGCCAGTTGGCTGAGATTGC